ATTTTGTAAATCTTCTTTGGCTTTTTGGTATTCCCGTTGAGAAGTACGTTGCTGGTAATCCACTAATGCCTGAATTTCTCTATCGCGTTGGTCTACCTTCTTCTTCATTGCGTAGAGTTGTTCTAAAATCTTCCCAGTTTTGTCGAATGATTCGGGCGACTTCCATTGTTTTGGGTCACGGCCCTGGGCTATCCACTCTTCTTTAGAGAGATGTCCGTATTTTTTCGCACGTTCGACTACTTCTGAATTACCAGATTCTTCCTCTTCGGAATCATCAGAACCACTTTCTGGTTCTTCTGAACCAAGTTCCTCTTCTACTACATCTTCTACTGCTTCTTCCGCAGTGATGAGGTCTTCTCTCAACTCTTCATCTCTTTCCATTATACACTCCTAACTATTAAGTCTACGCTGTCATCTTTTATTTTAAAGTACTCGCCATCTTGGTCTAATTTAGCTGGTTTGTATGCTGTAAAATAAACGAAATCCCCTACTTTAGGCGGGTCAATCTCTACACCGTACCGCTCTTGATATTTCGCACCAAAAGCGTCTCTAGCCATACTGACTATCCTAGCTCTACTTGATGCACCTGCAAAAGACCTTTCTTGCATTTCTGTAAGAATTAACTTGCTATCTTTCGATAAGCCTAGGTCTTCTTTCACCATGTCTGAATCAATTTTTACCACTAGGGTTCCATTGATTGGTTCACAGCTCAATATCTCAAACTCTTTCATTGTTATCTTCCTCGTCTTTGGTTAAATCTTTAATGTCTATAATCATTTGAATGGCTTTCTCAAGCCCCTCAACTGCGCCTACTTTATGGGCGTAATCTACTGCTATTTTATCTGCTGAGTCATGCAGTAATAAACTGCCATTTACCACTGACCCTTTTATTTCATTTAGTTCATCATTGAGAAGTTTTAGCGCTTGCCTCGTTTCTCTGCTGCCTAGCCATAAGCTCCAATCGTTCACGTTCTACCTCTACTTTGTCTTCTGCTACATTAGCCATTCTTTCTTTAACGTTTGCTTCTTGTTGGTCCTTGTGCGACTTAGCTATCATCATCTTCTGACGTTCGTCGGATTCGTTCGCTCTTATCTGAGCTTCCATTTCCTTAAGTTTAGTTTTCATCATTTCTATTTGGATAGAAACTTCTTCGCGTTCTCCTCGTTTGGATTCTAATTGAAGCTTAGCCATATTGACTTCTTGCTTCATCTTAAGTTCTTCCATTTTTGGGTCTGGTTGAGGAGGTTGAGGTTGAGCTATTAACTCTTCCGGTCTTTCAATCTGTAAGTCTCCAAATATACGCATTGCCATTGCTTGAGGGTTTAATACGTTCATTAATGGAGTCTGCATCAATTGCTGTAAAGCCTGCAATTTGATGAACCTGTGAGCTTCACTACTTTGTGTAGGGTCAGCTACTGGTATAATATCAAGCTCTTCTTCGTTGAAGATATCTTGACTTATTTGTATGTTAGTATCACTATATTTGATGAATCGTTCTTGCGTGGAATATTTACCATACATATGGAACATCATCTTGAATTCTTTCTTAAGCGAATGATATAGTTTCTGAACCATTGGCTTAAATGCTCTAGTACCTTGTTCGATAATGGCTAGCATTGTAGTAGCAGGAACGTTCTGGCCTTGGGAGTCTCCCATTAGGGCCTGTGTAACAAATCCTGTTTCTTTGCCTGCTTCAATCAATAAACCTAATAGACTAAATAGTACTTGAGAAGGTTCTTTAAAGGGTAGAGGCATTATTTGGTCTTGGATACGTACAGATGGAGGAATTTCCAATTGAACGAATTTACCAAGTTCTAAATTAACATCTCTTTTCTTAGTTTTAAACGCTTTAGTGATGAAACCGCCTTGTTGGTTGGCCAAGGTTCCACTGTCAATTAATTGACGTAATACACTAGATATTGCTTTATTTTGATGGAATAATAAATGATTAAGACCCATTGAATGGTATTTACCTGCTGGGTCATCTATGCAGTGGTAATCAATTACGTAAGGACGAGGTATAATCTTTTTGACTTTACCTTTAGAATTTACGTGAATGTCTTCTGCTTCGTAACCTGCATATATACCTAGTATGGTTCCTGAATCTTTGTGGAAATATACTATGTAGGGTTCTTCATATCCGTCTTCGTCTAAGTCTAGATAACAAAATTGTTCTAGGACTTCGTAAACTGGGTTTACATCGCCTATGTCGTTATCTTCGTGGATATCTACATTGAGTTTATCAATTTCTATTTCTGAAAATCTGTCTGCTCGAATGTATTCAACTATTTGATTTTTAGTCATATAGTTTCTAACTGTAATTCTTCGAGCTTTTTCTATACAGCTAGTATTAGTATTAATGATTACGTCTTCTGGACTAATTACTTCACTTAATACTTTATCTCTATTTTCATCATAACATAGTTTACGATAAGCTGTACCCCATGCACATAGCATTTGAATTAATTTGTGTGATTCTAATAACCACGAATCTGAATCTACTAAAAGGTCATATGAAAAGAAATCACTAACGGCTTTAGCTTTTTGGGTTTTCTTGCCGTCTAAATCTGGACCTAATACAGCACATTCTACAACTTTGTTGTTTCTGACTAAATGAGGTATTAACCTGGAGGATAGTTGTAACGTAGCAGATGCCAATAATGGGTACACTACTTTAGAATGACCATAATTTTTAGTCTGTTCGTTGTTTACGTCAGACTTAATCATCTTAAGGGCTTCTTTGTTCATATCAATCCATGCTTGGCATGAATCTTCGTCTATGTCGAAACCTGAGGTAACATCATCTGCTATTTCTTTCAGTAAATCTTCATCCAAATCTTCAGCGATATTGGGAGAATCTACGAATTTTAAAAGTTGTTCTATACTCACGTTTTTTCCTCTAATGTATCGTATAATGCTCATTAAGTAGGTTAATGGCTATTATATGAATCATTAATAACCGGTTAAAGGGTCAACATTTCGTTGTTCTTGGTACTCATCATATGAGTCCCTTTCTGTTAAATCGTATTCGGACTGGCTTATCATTTCGAATATAGATAGTAAATATCTAAGGGTATCTAGTAAATGGTCGTCCTGGTTTCTAGCCACTTTGTTAGGGTCTTTAGAGTCATATCTATAAATCCTGAACTCATCTAGAAACATGTGTAAATTAGAGAACACTTTTAGCATTCCCGAGGTCAAATCATTATATACCTGACCTATACCTGCTATAATACCGTTATGTCCTGGATGTAAATCTAATCCTAGACTTCGGTAGTAATCAATACGCATTTTGCCGTCATCTCTCCGGCCTCCGCCTGAAGGGTCAGCCGCTCCGGCCATCCATTCACCGCGTTGCTTGATAGCGAATACATGTTCTGAATCTTGGACCTTTCCTTTCTTGTATTCAGCGTATAAATACTTAACTTGTGTTACTGGGTCTTGAGCCATCCATAAAGCTGCAGTGTTATTCCATCCAAAGTCAAGGCCGTAAGCTCTTGGGAAATATTCTGGAATCTCGAATGGTTTGCATATGATATCTTCTTCAGATATTGGATATACTCGACCTGAACCTAATGCTGGCATACCTTTAGTACGAGCATCTCTTTCATTAGGCGGCATTTCTGCCATCATGGTTCGTTTATCTTCTTCTGTTAAGTGGGGCGCATCATCCCAAGAAATCGCTATTGCATAGCGGTCTGTATGCTCGGGATGGGTGCCTCCTGGAGGAAAACGTCCATTAGGTAAATATCTTAGTACTACTTCAGATAAACCTTTTAATGGGGTAAAAAGCATCATAACCCTTCCAGGTTCTTTTCTACCTTTTACTCCCCGTGTACGCATAATACACTCTGAGTAGATTTCTTCTGGCGGTTCCTCATCGAATATTAGTAAGTCTAGAGTAGCTGCCTGGAACTGATTTCGTCCCATTTCAAATGTTTTAACAGTTACGGAGCTTATTCCTCCGCCCTTATGTTTAGTAAGGATTTGACCTATCGCCCCTGGTACTCCAGGCATTGACTTAGTATCATGTAACATATCTTTTCTAATTAGGCCAGTTCCGTGTTCTTCTCCGACTGCACCTAAAAGAGACTGCTGCATTGAATCGCGCCATAGTGAGCCAGATTCGCAGATTACCCATACTTTAATTGACTTCTTAAATCTATATCCTTCCCATCCTTCTGGATAATCTCCAGTCATATGGTAGGTTAATTCTGTGGCTCCAGTAAATGATTTACCTGAACCGTTACCTCCTCCCAGAACTCTAAATCGATGGTCTGCTCCTGCTTTAAAGAACTCCCAGTGTCTGTGATATGCAGAACGTGAGAAGGGGCCTTCAAGAGGGAATACTGAATCAATTAGATTATATTTCTTATGTTCTGTGAATGCTTGTATCGCTCGTGCAATACTGAGCAATTGAGGTCTATTCACTAACTATCTCGCCTTCTATTATGTGTTGAAGTTCGGGATTTTGTTCTAGCTGTGACCTGATGAACATTAATAACTCTTCGTTTGATTGGTCATTAAGGACGTTCATTTGGTCTATATTAATTTGTGTGTTGTTCGTAATCCCTGGTACAGTTTTATCCGTCCAACCATTACGATATTTGCCTAGGTCTCTCCAGAACTGATAGTCGATGTCCATCGTCTTCATCATTCCTTGGACTCCAAGGTCTTCATGGTGTGCATCAAACAGCACTTTACCTTTATCGCAAGCCTCTGCGAATTCAGGATGTTCTTTCTTCCATCTATAGAATGTTGAACGGGCTGTACCTAGAAGAGCTATTGCTTTAGTTTCTGAAGCTCCGCCGGCCATTATCTTATAGACTTCTGCGCAATACTCTGGTTTGTAATCTGATTGAGCTGCCATTTAGAGCCTCTCTAATATCTTATCCAATCCTATTCGTATATAACCTATGTCTTCCTTGATAGCTCTAATCTCAATAGCAGTTTCCGCTTGTGTGCGGTCTAATCTATGGACTTCTCGTTCTAATCTTTCTAAACGATTATTAAGTCGGTCTTCTTCCAATTTTCTATTGGCTTCTGACTTTTGATTTTGATATATAAAGTAACTGGTTATTGCACCGAATATCCAAACTATATATTCCTTTAAGGCTATTAGTAATTCCATTTCCAGGGTATTCCCCACACGCTTAGTTCTGGCGTGATATCATCTAAGTTTTTGACTGCGATACGTTCCTGTTTAACGTCGTATCCCCATTTGATGAATAAATCTTCAGCTAGCGGCCAGTCTCGTATAGTTACTTCCTTGTCGCCTTGATAGATTATTTTCATTACCCGTTCGCCTTATCTGCTGCATCTCTGATAGCTTCCCATTGTTCTTGGGTCATACCTTGTTTGAATAAGGTTCTTCTAAGCTCTTTAGCAAGTACGTCTTCGTTGATTGGGTTTTCTGCTTTGGCTTTCTCTACCTTACCTTGTTGATAAGTAGCCATTGTTCGTTCGCCGATGTATCCGCCTAGACCTACATTGAGTAATACCCAAGCTTCTGCTGGGATGGCGTTCGGTTCTATTTTGGTTCCTAAGAAATAAAGAAGAGAATTCATTATTGGAACTATAATCCAATTGAATCCTATCATTACTGTACACATGGTCATAAGCTTAGCTCTCCAATCGGAGAACCAAGTACCTTGATTCATTTCAGTAGTGATGATTTCTTTTTTAGATTCGTTCTCGATAGCTTTAGCTTTGTTTTCTTCTATCTGAGCATTAAGAATAATTTCCTGTATATGAGCTTCGGCCTCCGCGGCTTCCTTCGGGTCAGGGAATATTTTATTGATGATGGGTTGTAATAAAGGTCCCATTAAACCTAGAATTGCTGCAAAGCCCACTAATAATCCTTTAACTAACTTGTGGCTACTAGGGGCCAGAATCTAAATCAGCCCCTTTAACCATTGATTTTAATCAGTTTTTTCTGATTTGAGTTCCAACCCCTAAGTAAGACTAGGTAGTTAATCTAACCTTACTCTTGGAGTGTAGACCATACTTGATAGTTTGTCAAGTAATTTTTGAAAATATTTTCACTTTCTTTACATAAACTAGGTTCACTGGGTAGTTAGGCCAGTTACTTAATAGTTTGTTTTCTCCTCGCTCCCTACTTAGCAGTATATCAGTTACCGCCCAGTTTGTCAAGTGATTTAGTAAAAATATTTTGTCACAAATTAGTATATGTTTTCGTGACTACCGCCCCTTAATAAAACCTTGTGTATCTTTCCTTCAGAAAGAGACATTCAACAACCTCTTAAGGTTGTCTTAAGTATTACTCAGTTTTCGGGTCTGTAAGCGAGGATAGGGTCCCCTGTGATTACCCGCGCGTATATACAGTACTTGTCCCCACCCCTACCCAAACAAATCAA